AATGCTGTAGAGGCCTTTGCCCGAGTTCATATCACCTTGGGTGTTGCCAATCTCGCGAGACAGGATTGAAGTGTCGACGCTAGAGATCAAGCTATAGTATTGTCGGGGCGCAAGAGCCAGGACGCGGCCCTCAGCAGGGGCCGAACGCTCATCAAGTACAGCTGCAGCTTCAAAGCAGCCATCCACAATTGCTTGTGCGCTGTTGGTGTTGCCACTACCGATGTTAACTTGGAAGCCACCAGGCTCGCCAGTCACAACGGCAGATTCAGTTGCACCTTTGGCCAAAGCACGGATGATGCGATCATCATAAAATTTTGCGAGTGCCTCGCCGATTTGCTTCGAGATCTCAGCTCGCTGGGAGTACTGACTGAGAACTTCATCAAGCGAATATACGAACTGAGATGCAACCAACAGGTCGTCCAGAACAATAGTTTTCTCGTTCGATTTCAGTGCGGTGTCACCCAAAATCGGGGTGCCCGGTGTATGGAAACCTGCCGAGAGTTGCCCACTCAGCAAGAACTGTTTAGATTTTCCTCCTTGCAGAGTGTAATTCCGAACAAGCTCTTTGAACACACAGGCATCATTGAAGCTTGAAAATACTTCACCACTAAAGAGCTTGAGGCTTGTGGCGTATTTGGCCGCATAAGTATTAGTCTGCGAGCCATTCACGGCATTAGGCCGTGTAATGTTTGCCATGTTGGTCATGGTTCTAAATAAGTAAAGGGTTTATAAGTTTGCGAATCGATTCTGTTTTGTCTGTTTAGGCCACAGACAGGGCACCGGTACCCAAAGAGTTGTCTGCCGTAGCAGGCTCAAAGGGCAATCAGAAGGGGATCCGACTCTGAGGTGTCCCCTTCCTTCAGCTCTAGGCCCCCTATCCCTAGATCCTTAAACCGTTCTTCGGGATGTACATGTATAGGGGGTCAGATACAAGGCCTCTGAGGGGGCCAGCGATCAACGCTGTTTCAGGTATGCCACACCGCGATAGGTGAGCTTGGTCTTTTTATCTGCAGCCTTCTGAAGACGGACTGCATGACGGATTTGGACGTCGGACATGAGTAACTCCATAAGACCTAGGCCGCGTTCCATGCCTTAGGCAGACCCGTCCCTAATTAGGGATGAACGTACGGAGTTACTAAAAGCCCCACTTAATGCCTGCTTTCAATCCGATAGCAGGGTCGCCCGTGGTGGTGGCACCAGCCACTTCGCCATAGACGGATGCAGTCGAGCTGACAGCCACAGAGCCGCCAACCTTGCCGCTGATTTCAGTAGAGCCGTCGCCTTCTTGTGGACTGACGATGCTGGGACCGAACTGGCCGTACCAGGAATAAGCACCAGACGTGCCTTCGTAGCCAACGTGAACGTCTGTAACTGTGCCCCCCAGGCTGCCGCCCGAGTAAGATTGATTGGCTTCTACGTTTACGAAGGGTGCGGCGTGTGCGCCGTGGGCGGCTCCCAAGAGGAGGCCAGCAAAGATAATGGATTTCATGAATTAAAGGAGATCGCGGCTAACAGACAGACGTGCTTCAACGTCTTGACGGAAGGCCGGGTCTTGTGAATAAAGAGGGTTTGCAATGTCGCGAGCCAGTTCAGCTTGCGAGCGGTATGGTTTGACTCCTGAACCAGCGCTTTTACCGCTTACGAGATCGGCTTCATAGCCAACATCGCCACGGTATCGATTGTTCAAGGATTCAACAGCAAAGGAGATTGCTGCAGCGTTGCCCGAGTTGGTGACTTCGTTGAACTGATCAATCTGTTCTTGCGGCAGGTTTGCTGCTGCCCAGCTGATGAGTTCGTTATAGGAATTTTCCCCGCCTACAGAATCCTTGATCTGTTTGATCTGCGATTCTTGTAGCTGAACTTGCTGAGCTTGCGCTGAAGTCTGTTGATAGTATTTAAGATAGCTCTCGATGAGTTGCTTGGAATCCATCTGCGAAAGTTTCTCGACAGCTTCGTCAGAGAGTTGACCATCTTGCTCATACTGTTTACCGAGTTCGACCATATAGTCGAGGGTCTCGTCGGGTTCCGTGCGCTGATCATCTTCGGGTGCATTTGACTCGCGTGGCTGATCGTCCTGAACATCTTCAGGTTGATCGGTTTGGGGTGCGCCCAGTTTCTTCTCAAGTTCTTTGTAAGCCTTAAGAAGATCATCAGTACTGCGAAACTTACCATCGATTAGTTGGATGTCTGCATTTTCGTCAGCGAGCTGATTTAGGTCGCGTTCCTTTGCCTGCTGCTGTAGTTGCTGGAGCTGTTCACCTTGAGCCAAAGCTCGGGCTTCCGCCTCCTGTTGAGCAGCATTAGGCTCATCAGTGGGATCAAATGTGGTGGTAGTCATCAGTGATATTTAGTGGATACACCTTTGAAAGAAGGAACAATCTTGTCTTTCTTGGAATACTCACCTGCGGTGTTGTTAGAAATACCGTCAACCTTGGGAGTAACAGTGGGGCCGACTTCTTTTTCGCCGACCGCTTGCTCCATATCAGTTGATTCCCAAGCCTCACTGGCAGGGGTATCAGCTTTGAATTGACCGTCAGCTTTACGAGCCCGGCGGCGGGGCTTCTTGGTTGGTTCTGTCATTGGATTGTGTGAGTTGTTTTGTCATTTCCTCACCGACTGGAGACTTAGCGAGCTGGCCCATTTGACTCAGCACGCTTGCTTGTACAGACTGTTGCTGTAGCTGATCTCTTTCGGCTTGAAGTTCTTGCTCAGTCTTAACCAAGTTGAGCGATTCGATTCCGCTTGCTGCTGCTAAGCGTTTGATGAATTCTTGGGGATTGATGTATTGGGCCAAGGCTTCAGGACCCATAGCTTGTGCCAACGTTCCCACAAACTCCATCAAAGCTTGTTTGTCTTGGCCGCGACCGACGTTGCCAATACCAGCAACAACAGTGGGCAGGACCAAACCTTTAGGCAGAGTAGGTACTTTCTTACTGCGAGCCAAAAGATGAAGCTTTCGGTGTAGGTATGGCAGCAGAAGTTCTTGACTAAGGCCTGAGAAGATTCCCCCGAGTTGCTCATTCAGCTCTTGCTGAACGGCCATAACTTCGGAGGCAGTTGTGCGGTCGCTGTGTCTTACTTGTAGGACAAGGAAGGCATCAGCTAGGCGCTGGGTAAGACTGTTAATCATCTCCTGCACAGTTTTGAAGTCAGCAGTTTTGCCAACGCTCACAACTGACACATCTTCAGCACGGCCTTGAATGATTGCGCCGCTGGCTGCTGATGCAAGAGATTGAGGTTTTGTGGTTGCACTGGGTGAAACCAGGAACACACACTTAGCCGCTGCAGCCGAACCCTCGACCATTGCCTTCATCAAAGATTCCAGCGATACAAGATCGCCATAAAACTCTTCGACACGGCCGCGACCATAAGCCTCACCATCGACGCTGTTAAAACGTAGGGGCATCCACGGTGTGGACTTTGCTGGACTGTTGGATTTAGATCCAGGGATGATTCGACCGTCGCACTCCTGATGCCAACGGTGTTGGCCATCTCTGACGGTTACGTGTGTGTAGACAATGGCATCATCAGCCTTGCCTTTGTTTGCTCGGGCAACTACGCCGAACTTGGGGCCATCCTCACCAGGGGAGTTACTGTCGTTAGGTGGGGTGACACTCTGAAAGCCTTTCGGTAGAAGGTTGCGATCCACAACCTCTTTCGTGATCATCTCGACAACATTGCCATCTCCATCGCGAGAGATGACATAGCGATCCAAAGGGAACACCTTCAGGCTTTTCTTCCCCGCATACAGCAGACAGTTACCAGTCACCACCAGGTGGCGCAGAGCATTGTTGATCTGTACACGGTCACTTGTTTCTGCGATCTGTTGCATCACGATCCGTTCCATCTTTGAGAGGGACAGGTCGATGTCAGATCGAACAGCAGGATCCAGCTCTGGCATTCCAGCCAATTCAGCATCGGAGATCTGCAGTTTGAAGAACGTTGTATTGATAGGAAGCAGGCTGAGCAAGAGCTTTGCGCTCAGCACATTGACGCCTTTAGCTCCTACGGATTGATAAGGGGTAGGCAGATCACCACCCTGCTCCAGACCATCGGGGGTCAGGAGATAGGGGAGGGTAAGAGCTGCGCACCGCCGACCTTCCGAAAGGAACTGTTCCCTGTCACTTTCGAGAGCGTGATACCTCGCTTGTGCAGAGTTATTCATTGGTCATTAACGGGGGATATTTAAGCCAGTGCTGCCCGTGCCACCTGCAGGCGTGGATCCAATCGATTGAGTACGTGGGATGCGCAGAGCACTTGCACCTTGTGCTTGCTGCTGCAACTCCCTCCGCTTGGACTTACGGCGTTTGATAACTGCCTGATCTTGGTTTGGATTTGTGCTTTGAACAACGACGGGAGCCGGAGCATCACGTTGGATGGCTGCCGGTGGAGGGGCTGCCGGCATCGAAGGCTGTACCGGGGTAGGAGTTACCGGAGGCATCACGGGGGGAAGTGGGGCCTGCTGTGGAGTGGGTAGGGGCTCAGGTGCCGGAATCTCTTTTGGTTCCGGGATCTCTGGCATCTTGGGGGCGCTACACATTTTCCAGTTTTGCTAGTAGATAATCAACAACAGAACGTTGCCCAGACCTATACATGATCCGGGCGATATCGTCCTTTGGGTTTGGTGTAATGTGTGGATACATGCTTTCAAGTTCCTCGACTAATTTTTTAATCGAGGATTCCCCATCAAACACGTCAGACGGTGATAGCTCTTTAGCCATATTGTGGGAGGTTTACAGCCGAAGTCTCGAAAAAGGCGGGCATCCGACTGCGCTGCGTGTCAGCAAGCTCTTGAGCCTTTCCAAAGGCGTAGAGGTTGTCGGATTGGCGGAGCCAGAAATCTTTGTCAAGGTACTTGTTGGTGGTGTTTGTGGATAGTTGATCCATTGCCCAGTGGACAGTGGCTTTGCGGAGTCGATTGAGTGAAGCGCCGGGTTTAAGACCGAGGTCATGGGCAACCATTGCGTGGATACTGGTATGAACTTGTTCATCCCTTGAGATATCCGATGCGACGGTCCTGATGCCCACATCTCCGTTGAATCTGAAGAACGGAAGCAACACAAAGAAGACGGATCTTTCGAGGATTGCTGTCTTAAGTATCGGGTGATGAGGGTCTGCGAACCACGCCTCTCTGATCTTTTGAGCTTCAGCCTCAGCTTGAGGATCAACACCGTGAGCGTCAATAACAAACTGGAGAGCCTGATCATGTTTTTCTTCGTCATTCATGTTGGACTGCAAGCTAGGAATGACACCAGGGTCATCAGGCAGTTCCTTCTCCAGACCTTGCTGGAGCATTTCTTTGACGGGAAGCTCAAGGGTGCGCAAAGCAAGGCACCTCTTGAGAGTTGATTCAGAACCTTCAACAACCACCCCCTTATCAACAGGGGTGGGTGTCCAGGTTCGTTTGCGGGATAGAACTTTTAGATAGCTTGACAATTTACTCAGCGCAAGAGGAACAAAATTGATCTTCCTGTGCCCACTCTTCTAATCCGAAGATGTCCTTATAGTCATCATCCATGATGGATGTGACATCGTCTTTAGCCAGTGTTCCTGGCATTACTTGGAGGGCATAATAAAGGCTAGTTTGAGGTGACTCTAGCCAGTCACGGATGAAGTTTTCATCGTAGGTACAAACGTCACTCCATGAGTTGAAACTGTACCCATGAAATAGGCCTGTATCTGTCATCATCTGGACGATACCGTCGCAGACTTTTTTATAGGCATCCCATCCAACTTCACTGGCCGTTTCTACATCGCCATAGAAATAAGATTGGACACCAAAGGTTCCACTGTCACGGTCAACCGAGCGGGCGATTGGCGGAGCAATCTCTGGGGTGGCAGTGTTTCCTTTTAGATCGGTGTACCTGTAAGAGCAGGTAGCAGTTGGCGCAATCGTCCAACACCGATCCATGCGGGCGAGCTTGGCTTCATTGCTGGCTTTGAAGATCGCCTCACGTAGAGCCTGAGCAAGCCGCGTGGCTGCGTTCTTGATTACCGGGAAGGGGCCACGGTTGACCACCTCCAAAGCATCACCGAACTCGGCATAGGTAACGCCATGGTTGGCCAGGAAGTTAGCCAGCCCGAGCATTCCTAGTCCGACCTGTCGATCCTCTTCAGGGGATAGGTATTCACCAGAATCAGCGACTCCAGTCTTGCCATGTAGCTCGATGAGTTCCTGCATACCTTGGACGAAAGCAGGACCAAGATCCTCGACACGGCACGCCGCCATGTTGATATGAGTAAGGAGGCAGGTTCCCCTACTTTTGAGGAAAATCTCGAGGCAAACATTGCCATAGATTCTTTCACCATTCTGGTCATATTTGACTTTGTTAAGCCAAATGTCACCAGCCTGAATACCTGTAAAGATAAGGTCCTTAGTTTTTTGGCTAGCTTCATTCCACCATTCCTCAGTGATGTCAACACAACGCTTTACCCAGGGCAACTCAGCGCGTGTCATTTTCAGGAACTCGTTAATATCTCCATGCCGGAGATCGAGGTGACAGACGCAAGCGCCATTACGATAGGTGCCGCCTCTGCGTAATACCTCATTCAACACAGAATATATTTTAGCGAACGAACATGGTCCGCTTGCCACAAGTTGGTCAGGGCCTTTTTGTGTGACGGTACCTCTGGGGCGGAGGTTGGATAAATGCACAGCAACACCAGCACCATTTCTCAATGCGTGAGACACGTAGCGCCAGCTGGCCTCAATACCATCAGGCCCCTCCATTGAGTCTTGACACACGTAGACCGTGCAGCTGACAGGGAGCCTTGATTCAGGATTGTCCATCCAACTTTGGACACGTCCTGTACGTGCAATAAGTTCAGCAGACATTAAACGAGATCAGAAAGATAGGGTGGGTGATAGTGGGGAGGTTTGATAACCTTACCGAATTCATTTTTGACAGGTTTACCATCAACCAGCTTGGACATGTTGGATTCAAAGATCCTGTCCATTGCTTCGTCGAGAGGCCAACCCATCGCAGCCGCATACTGGTAACAAACAAACACCAGGTCAGCTAGCTCTTTAAGAAGATGCTCTTTACTTTCTCGGTTGCTTGGGTATGTGAGTGCCTCAGCATGTGCCTCCATAACTTCCTGATATTCCTCCGAGATCAGCATCTGCTGAGTCCTCGCTGTATCGGGATTGAATCGGCCGACAGGCTGATCCATCACACTGCGGAACTTGATTGCTTGACCCATCAGGTCGGGGTGGGGTGCTTTCATCTTGCGATGTGGTTTCGATAAGTTTGCGGAGATAGGTAGCTGCCTTTGTAAGATCATCCAGGCGAGACTCACCATTTTTTTTGCCTGCTCTTGTTACATATTTGATAATGTTGCCCTCAAGAAAGTTGAGGTTTTGAGAGACAATGAAGTCCCAAGGTTCAATCGATCCTTGTCGGTAGTGTTGTGGATTTGTTTTGCTCATTGAGAACTTTTTCGTAGAAGACTTCTTTCCAATCGGGCCAGAGATTGACACCATGTGGGATGTCCATTCCTCTGTATGCCCGCTCAGCTCGAAGGACGTTTCTTAGAAAGGTCAGCTCCTGTGGTGTCAGGTGCATAGGAACCCAGAAGGCGATTGACTGTGTTCTTCAAAATGAAGTTGTATTTAAGAAGGTGGTGACACGCTTCGAGTTGTGCCTCAGGTGAGGCTTTCTCGATGTCACCCATAAGGGCAGCAATCTTGAACTGCTGCTCCATGGTGAGTTCAGTCACGGGGAAGGGGAGTTCGCTCATAGGGATCAATGAGAATCGGAGTTTGTTTGTCCGCATCCCAGTCCTCGAACTGCAAGATCCGAGCAAGCCTGAGGTTTCTCAGGGCGTCTTCCTCGGACTGGCCTGCTTTCTTGTAGGTCTCCACAACGGTGGGCCAGATGTCCAGGTCTTTGCAGTTGTCGAGAATCTTGGCTGCACCTTTAGGGCCGGTCCCTTTTGCGCCGCCATAGCCATCGGTACTGTCCCCGGTCAAACATTGCTCCCAAAGCTTGCGCTCTGCAGCTTCAGGTGTTTGCGTGAACTCCTCTTTGAGGTTGTAAATACGGCAAGGGATTTGGAGCATATCTTTGTCCGGTGATATCAAGACAAAGTTTTTAATGTCACCCTTTGTGGCGAGGATTCCCATCACATCGTCAGCCTCCAGCCCTGGCTTCATCACACTCTTCCAAGTGCTCATGGCCCATTGCTTGAGTTTGAGGTAACCGGCTGGCTTGCGCCGTCTGCGGTTGCCCTTGTAGTCACTGTCGATGGACTTGCGGAAGTTACTTGAGTCCGTCCAAGTGATGAGCAGCTTGTCAGTGTCAAAGCGTTGGCGAAAGTTTTTCATCTCCTGTTTGAAGATGCGTCTTGCCTCAGCAAAGTCACCCATGACAAGTGTTAGGTCTTCTGAGAAGTCAACCTCACATTCGCTTGCACTTGCACTGCGATAACAGAAGTAATCCCCATCAATAATTAGGGTTGGATTCATGACCAAAAAGATTCCCAGTTTTCAGGCTGCCTGCGTTTGTTGCCCCATCTCACCGCAAGAGATTCAGCATCAACAATGACCAGGAATACACCAGGTGCTGCAGCTTGTTTTCGACGCGAGCTTTTAACGTCGATCGGAATTTTTTGCCCATTTTTTTCGAGGATCATGTCAATTTTGCCAGTGCAGCCGACGTTCTTGTAAACGATGGCCCCACGTTTCATGGCTTCGTAAATAACGAGATGCTCATACACATCTCCTTTGAAGTTCGGATCACACTTAGTGGCACTCGGCCCAAGTGTTACCGATGACTGATTCAGCATCTAGCTCACAGCGGAATTTAAGCAAGTGTTGAACATCTTTCATTGCCGCAACCATTAGGAAGGCTGCTTGCTCTGCATGTTCGGGGT